AGGAAGGTATGAAACACTACACACTACATACCGCACAGGAACTTGTCAAATATGTTGAAGGAAAAGAATGATGTCACACACATTGGAGGAACTCAAGGAAGCAGTAGCAAGGGACTACGATGCGGTACTGGTTGTCGAAGCATTAGACATATCAGTTGAGGACTTGCTAGAGGCTTTTGAAGATAGATTAATTAGGAACAGAGACTTATTTACGGAGGATGATTATGAGCATTGATGATGCAACCCCTGCTGATTGGGACAGGCTGAGAGACAAACACCCTGCCCTAGTTAAGAAGTATGAAGACTATCTGGTAAACAACCCAGATGAACAGACAGAAGATATGGTCAACCACCCGAAGCACTACGCTTATGGTAGTATAGAATGTATCGAAGCCATTGAAGAGTCAATGACAACAGAGGCATTCAAAGGTTATCTCAAGGGCAACACCATGAAGTACCTATGGCGATATGAACGCAAAGGTAAACACGTAGAGGACTTAGAGAAAGCCCAGTGGTATTTAGATAGGCTGACCAGTGTAGTAACTAAGGAGGTTAGGTAATGAAAGGACAGACACACGGAGGCAAAGGGTCAGGACAACGACCCACTGACTCCAAGAAGTACGCAGATAACTTTGATGCCATCTTTGGCAAACTTAATGTCAATGACCACTCAGATGAAGATATAGAGAAAGACAAACTAAAAGATAAGGAAGTTAAAAAATGAATCAGTACCAACAGTTTATACACAAGTCCCGCTACGCACGTTGGCTACCAGAGGAAGGCAGACGAGAGCGTTGGGATGAGACAGTCAACAGATACGTAGACTTCTGGAAGGAACGTGGTCAGATAAACGAGAAGACAGCACTACAGTTGTTTAACGCTATCCATAACCTAGACGTAATGCCCAGTATGCGTTGTATGATGACAGCGGGTGAGGCGTTGGACAAGGACAATGTAGCAGGGTTTAACTGTAGCTACCTACACATTGACTCACCACGTAGCTTTGATGAACTTATGTACGTACTTATGTGTGGTACAGGCGTAGGGTTCAGTGTTGAACGTAACTTCATTACCAAGCTACCAGTAATCGCTGAGTCATTCCATGAGACTGACAGTACGATTGTAGTGGCTGACAGTAAGATTGGTTGGGCTAGTGCATTCCGTGAGTTAATCGCTATGCTGTACGCAGGTAAGATACCTAAGTGGGACATGAGCAAGGTACGCCCATCAGGTGCTAGACTCAAGACCTTTGGTGGTCGTGCTAGTGGCGCAGAGCCTCTTGAGGATTTGTTTAACTTCTGCGTAGGTATCTTCCAGAAGGCATCAGGACGTAAGCTAACGAGCATTGAGTGCCACGATGTTGTATGTAAGATTGCAGACATTGTAGTTGTCGGTGGTGTACGTAGGTCAGCATTGATTAGTTTGTCAAACCTATCAGACCCACGTATGGCTAAGGCTAAGTCTGGTCAGTGGTGGATGGATGAAGGACAACGTAGACTGGCTAACAACAGCGTAGCGTACACAGAGAAGCCAGACTTTGAGTCATTCCTTACTGAGATGCACACCATGTACGATAGTAAGGCAGGTGAACGTGGTATCTTTAGTCGTGTGGCGGCACAGAAGATAGCCGCTAAGAACGGACGTAGAGACCCTGAGCAGGACTTTGGGACTAACCCTTGCTCTGAGATTATCCTACGCAGTAATCAGTTCTGTAACCTATCTGAGGTCGTTATACGTGCAGACGATGACCTTGTTAGTCTTAAAAAGAAAGTTGAAGTAGCTTCCATCATCGGAACTCTACAGGCTACCTTGACTGACTTCCGCTACCTACGCAATGTATGGAAGAGAAACACAGAAGAAGAAGCACTATTAGGTGTAAGTTTAACTGGGATATGTGACCATTACTTGTTGGGTAAAGATTCGCCTGACCTAGATAAGTGGTTGACGGAGATGAAAGATGTTGCAATCAAAACTAATAAAGAATGGGCTGACAAACTTGGCATTGCTCAGTCTGCGGCTATTACTTGTGTTAAGCCAAGCGGTACTGTGTCTCAGCTTGTTGATTCTGCTAGTGGCATACATCCCCGTTTTTCTAAGCATTATATCCGTAGAGTGCGTTCAGACAAGAAAGACCCGCTTGCTCAGTACATGACAGCCGCAGGTTTCCCTGTAGAAGATGACGTAATGAGTAAGTCTTCTCTGGTCTTTGGCTTCCCCATCAAGTCACCCGACAACAGTACTACAGTAAAGCAGGTGGGTGCAATGGAACAGCTAAAGGTCTGGAAGAAGTACCAAGATTACTGGTGCGAACATAAGCCAAGTATCACTGTTTATTATACAGATAGTGAGTTCCTGCAAATAGCACAGTGGATATGGGATAACTTTGATTCGGTTAGTGGTATTAGTTTGTTGCCTGTCAGTGACCATGTTTATCAGCAAGCCCCTTATGAGGACATAACCGCTGAGAAGTATGAGGAGTTACTAGCGGCTATGCCAGTGGATGTTAAGTGGGAAGACTTAGAACACTTCGAGAAGGAAGATAATACTACAGGTTCGCAAGAACTGGCGTGTGTCGGAGGCGCGTGTGAAATAGCATAGGTAAAACTAAGGGGGCGCAATGCCCCCTTTTGTTATTCATCGTCTGATAAGGCGGCTACTGTACCCGCTGTCAACATACCACCAGTTCCTAAAGCAATACCTGCATTCTGTAGTGCTTTTAGTTTGTCTTCTTTAGATACGATGACGTTCGATTCCAAGATTGCTCTACGTACAAACTGTCTTTCTGTCTCTCCCTTCTTACGAGACACGCCTGTCATTTGCTCTACATTAGACACAGCATCTCTGGTTTTCTGTTTAGAACCTTTAGCCGCGGTTGTGTCGGCTAATCCTGCTCTCTTACCAAACTTACCTGCCGCGTAATCTAAAGATACTATAGGCTGTACTGTTATCATGTTCTCGCCCTGAATAGGGTTAAGACCGCCTATGTCGTGTTTGTCGGAAATACCTACATACGCTCTCTGTGTTTTAGGGTCAACAGATATGAATGCGTTAGCACCTCCCAGTTCTTTTTGAGATGATTTAAAGAATTGTTGTAGCGTTAAGAAGTCACCATCTTTGACATCTCCAATCATGTCTAAAGAATCGTTACTTAATAGATTACCTGCATCGTCTCTAACAGCCGCAAGTCTTTGACCTGTGTTTTTATTTACAGGCATTTTATTAAAAGACTCTAACGCTCGTTTTTCTTTCTTACCTAAAGTACCGCCCCTGGCTACTTTGTTTCTTGCTCTTGCTAGAGAAGCTACGGCACTTGTTACATTCTCAAAACCATTCTTTTTAAAATACTTGTTAAACGCTATTGGGTCTAAAGCACCAGATATTTGTAAAAACTCTACAGTTTGTTTTGGTGTCAAAGCCTCTTGACCCAGTTCTGCTAAGTATGCTTTCCTAGCGTTGCCTTGTAGTGCTTTAACAGCCGTAGGTGCTACAGACTTCTGCCCTGCCGCCTCAGCTTGTCCTGCACCGCCACCTGCTCTTGGGTTTTTAACATTTACCAACCCTTTGCCGTCTACTTGCGCCTGAGCGTGTTTAGCGAACCTTAGAGCCGTTTTCTCAGGTACTTGATGTTTAGTCTTGCCGTGTACAAACTGAGTAGAAACAGCGTCAGAAAGGCTTTTAGTGTCAGACACATCCATGTTTGTAGCTAAATATGTTTTAGAGGTTAGAGGAGATAACAGCGTAGGTGACTTTCCTTTCGATATTTGACTAGCCATTAACTCAGCAGTCTCGCTTGCTCCTTCAGCACCTGCGGCAATTTCTCTAGCCTTTACAGCAGGAAAACCTGTTGTTCTTTCAAAAGCTATGTCTTGGGGGTTTATTTTACTTCTAAGAGTAGTACCTAAAGCACTCAAACCCTCACCCACTGTAGATACACCTGTCAGCATTGGCGTGTAGTAAGGCAAGCCCGCGCCTTTAGTCTTACCACTGCTGTGGGGTATTTCTTTGGGTTTTATGCCCATTTTGCTTTGAACAGCGGGCATCTTATCTAAAGCATCACCGATGAACCCACCGCGTACATTGGTAGGCATATTCATAGCTACATCATTTATAAACTTATTTACACCTGTAGCTTGACCTAGTTTAGATAAACCTTTCGTTATAGGACGTATACCTGCGCCTAGAAAAGGAATAGCACCTACCGCAGACAACATACCCATGCCAGTCCTGCCCTGCTCAAAGTAGTCTTTAGCCTCTTTAGCCGCTATAATTTCACCACTGACAGGAAGAAAACTGGCTACGTTATATGCGGCATCTAGTTGTTTCTGTCGTTCTTCTTCGGGGGTCAGCTGTACCCTCGGACCACCTCTAGTTCTCCCCCTAGCAAGTTTGTCATAAGGACTTGTAGTATCTAAAGCATCACTCATCGTCATCCGCTCCTTCAGGTGCTGTAGGTAGTTTCATTGCCTCCACAAGAATAACACGGTCAGCCTGTATAGCCTTACGCATCTCTTTGCTTAGTTTACTACTTAACACTTTATCAGTTTCTCTTAATAAAGCCGAAAGAACCTTTCTGTTTGAAGGGCTAATAGACCCTCTATATATCATATATCCTATTGTCCCTGCTGTTGTTCCTGTTGCTAAAGCAGGAAGCAAACCCGCGAATCCTGCACCACCAAGAATAGACGCACCTAAACCAACAGTAGCTACTTTACCTAACAAAGTTTTAGGAGGTGTAGTCCCTGTCGCTATGTAAAAGTTATCAACTAAACGACCTATCTTTGTGTCAGCCTCTTGTGCGGCTTTAGGTAGTATTCTGTCATTAGCACGTAGTAACAAGTGTTGTTTACGTAGTTTATCTAACACAGCAGTCTCAGGTACAGCATCGGCTACTTTTTCGTTTAGGAAGTCACGTACAGCGCGTTGTGCTACTGTATATGCGTTCTCATTGCCGTCAAAGCTACCTTTGCCTTGCTGTTTAGCCCACTTGTCTAAGTCTCTACGTACTTGCATAAGCTGTGCAGGAGAACCGTCAGACTTGGCTAATAGTTGTTGTGCTTTGTTAAATATCTTTTTAGCTACTGCTGAGGCATCGCCAACAAGCACAGGGTTAGTTTCCTGTAGGTCATCTACGATTCCCTCTAACTCAGTGTTTAGTTCCTTCTTATTTAACTTGACTTTAGATTTACCTAATTGTTTGACCAAAGAGTTGTGAACTTTGTTTATCTCGGTGTCCAGTATAACTCTATTACCTACCAAACTGTTATCAGCACTAACAGGTACACGCTTTAGGACGTTTACCATTTCTTGCTCTTCGTCAGTAGGGTTATAAACATTACGACCTTTAGCGTTCTGAGTCATACGTTTAGCACGGGCTTCATCATTAGCTTTAGTAGATATAGGCGTAATTAAACTCTGTAAGTAATCTCTACGCTGTCCAGTTTCTAACTCTCTAGCTTTGTCAAGTTGTTTGTCAGCCTGTGTACGGAACATAGTTTTATCTGGAATAGGTTTACGTTTAAATGGAGGAGCAAATATTTCAGCTACGTTGACAATACTTTCCACACCCATAGCATCGTTAGGGTTTTCTGACTTCCACTGTAGATAGGACTGGTAACCTTCACCTATTGCTTCTAGCCCTTTCTGAACAGTAGGTATTTCACCTAGCTTTTTAACTGCGTCAGTAACACCATCAACAACTTTCTTTTCTACACTGTCAGGGATAAACTTGCTGACCTCTCTAGCCGAAAGACTTATACCTGTCCCTACCAAGTCAAGACCAGTACCTAGTCTACCTCTGCCACTTAATGCACCATAAATACCACGTTCTCTGTTGGACAACGTACCTGCTTCTTCCTTCTGTTTTAACTCTTCTAAAAACACAGGTAAGTCATCTACTGTTTTACCTGCGTCCGCTAGTACTTTTCTGTAAGACTCTTCGGAAACAAACTCTTCGGGCTGATAGCCTTGAGACTTATCAAACTCCTCAAGCATACCAGTGATTTCATCAACCGCCTGACTTGCCTTTGTAATATCCTCTGGTGAAGCATTAGGCATTTGTGCCGCTTGGTCAGCCATTTCTAAAGCGTCAAGCAATTCATCTTTTGTATAATTTTGAATTTGCATTATAACTTCCTATTGAGGTGCTTGTTGAGTTCTTCTGTTTCTTGCTTTCTCTAGATAAGTCTGAGCCGCTTGTGTCGGTACATAGGCTGTAACTGAAGGCTCTGGCATAGGCACAAAGAACGTATCCAATAGAGCAGAGTCTTCGTCTGCACCAACATACTGCTTCATTACTTCTAAGCGTGAGTTACTTGTAGCAATAGCATTCCTAGCGGCTCGTTCTTCAATACGCATGATACGCGATAAAGTTTCTTTGTTCAACGTAATTTGCTGACCCGCTACTTCCTTCATAAACGCCACATCTTTATCCGAAATACCAGTACCCGAACCAACGTCTCCTGAGCCTAACAACGCAAGGACTTGCTTGCCTCGTTCAGCCATAAATGTTTGAGTAGCTATTAACGTATCTTCAACACCTTGCGGTACAATGCCTAACTGTACACCAATACTAGCCATACCCGCCAAGAAGTTAGCACCTGCCCCAGTAATAATACCTTCCTCCATCAATGAACGAGAGTTAGCATTAATTTCTAATATTTTCTGAGCAGATAGTGCTTTTTCATTGGCAACAAAGAAGTTATCTGTAGCCTTGTCTTTTAGTTTGCCAGATATTCTATCAGCATCAGTAATTGTTTTAGTCAACTGTGCGGCTTGTGTCAAACCTAACTCAGAAGGCATAACCCATTTTTCTGTATCTTTATTGTATACTTTACCCGACTCATTTACACGGAAGGGTTTTGCTGTCCCAGTGGAATCTGTATATACTTTAAGTGTTGCTTTTTCACCTGAGAGTACTTTAAGGAACTCTTCGTTGCTTAAGGAATCATAGTCACCTTTTGCTATAGACTTAAGCATAGGCGCGCCTACGTTACGTATTCGTGCTACAGATAGTTTACCCGTACGTCCTTGTTTATTGACAATATTTGTTTCCTGTCCCTTACGTATATCCTCTGCGCTTTTTTCTAAACTGCCTCCGTTTTCCAACAAAGTAACAGTCTCGTCTAAGCCTAAATCCCTAGCTTGAGAAATCATAGACATCCGTCTACTGTCGTTTGCTAGTCTTTGTGCAGATTTTTGTGCTTGAGCCGCCAGTTGTCCTGCTAAAGCTGTTTGACCAGAAGCCTGTAGTTGCGCTATAATTTGCTTTTGTTGAGCAGGTTGCATTGTATCAAAGTTACTAAGTAAATCCGCTAGACCTGCCTTACGTTGCTCTTCTGGCGTTCTTCTGTCTCCACCAAACAGACCACGCACACCTCTGCCCATTTCTTCTATGCTTCCGTAAACAACTCCAGACATCTGTTGTTCAGGTGTCATGTTTGCTCTAGGGTCTATACCTCTTGCAGGTTTAGTTGATAACATTCCCAATAAATCATTAGCCATTGTTTGTCTCCTTATATGATACCGTTATCACTAGTGTCACCGTCTCCACCTAACCAAGTAGGTAAGTATTTATCCCCTAAATCTTTAAGCCAATCAGGTGTTTCTGCGTCACCCATGCCTAATGAGGACAATAATCCACCTGTTGAGCCTGAACCTGTACCTAGTATACTGTTTACCATTTGTTGTTGCATGGCTAACTCATAAGCACTTGCAAGTTTTTCACCCTGTAGTAAAGATTCAACACCCGTTTGACCCGTTTGTCCGTAGATTTGTGCGGCAGTATTAGCACCCGATTGTGCTACTTTAGAAGCATCAATTCCATACCCTAGAGCCGCTAATGCTTGTTCTTGTGGAGTATAAGAAGCACCCAACATACCAGTAGCTAGGTCTGCCATTTGTTTTTGCTCTGCTCCTACTTGTGTCCTAGCCGCGAGGTTTGCTTTAAGTTTAGCTTCTTCTACAGCTTGTGCGCGAGCAAGTTGTTCTGGAGTAGAACCGCCATATTGCGAAAGGCTTAAACCAGTACGTCCTTGTGACAGCATACGCTCTTGCATTGCTTGACGTTGACGTTCTTCTTCAGGTTGTTGCAACGCCCGCATTTGATTATATATTTCTTGCTGTGCTAAAACAGGGTCTGTTTGAATATTACTAAACATATTAGCAGAAGAAGTTAGCAACTGTCGTTGTAGTTCTTGTTCCGCAGGAGACATAGTCATGTCAATACCCCCTGTAGCACCTAATTCTGCCTTACTGCCTGTTCCCGCAGTTACTGTAAAGGGTTGAAAAGTTGCCATTCCCGCGGCAGTGTCAGCAATATTCTGAGTTGTTTCAAAACCAAGCTGACCTGCGGCTCTTGCGGCATCTGCGCCTTCACCTGCTATGTAGTAATTACCTGCCGCACCTAAAAGGTTTTGACCAAAGGTTAAATTATTTTCTGTGTCACTCATTGTCTTTTATCCTCTATGACCAAGTAGATATGGCTACACGTTTCCATGTATCAGTAGCTACACATACGTAAATATAGTTAGCATCCCAAGCTATTTGTCCTTGAGAACCTGTTGCTCCTGCGCTTGCAGGGGTTTGTGCTGTACGTAAACGAATGGAATCTCCGTTTATGTCTAGTTTTTCCGTAGGTGTCGTAGTGCCTATACCCACGTTAGAAGCGGACACATCGACAAAAAACTTACCGCTGTCAATGTTTACATCAGAATTACTTGTTACAACACCAGTAAAACTAGCACCCGTAAGGTTTGCTTTAGTTCCGATGGCTGTTGCAATGTCGGTAAATTCTTGTTGGAACTCAGTGCCTTTCACTGTCTTAGCAGGATTGCCCGAAGGGAGAGAGTCCTTTACCCCGAAGTTTGTTGTTTGAACATAGTTAGTCATTAGATTAATCTCCCCAGAAGAGCGTGTACATCTATTTGTTGTATTGAATAAGGTGCGTTGTTAATAGTAGATTCAATTCCGATAGTAACTACAGAACCACTACCATTTGTATTAACAGAAGGTCTTTGAATGTCTGTACCTACAGTAAATAAAGAAGATACGTAAGATGTATTTACAGCAGTAATTTCAGACCACGCAGAATTAATAAATTGATAAAGTTTATTGTCTGTTGTGTTATAATAAAACTCAGTAGCGTTAGGCGCAGGAGACGTAGGAGCAGAACTAAACTCGCCCAAGTAAGTACCTGTTGGGTCGTTCACAGTAAATAAAGTTGTAGTGTTGTCTCCAAACTCTGCTATGTTGTATTCAGCTATTGGTGTGTTTGGTTCTTCTGTGCTAAATACTTTTTTGTTATAGTCATTATTATAATCGTAACCCCAAGCCAGTGTAGTCTGTGCGGCTACGTTACCTATAACTGTAATGTTAAACTTTTTAAGAAACTTAAGATTAGTAGAGTTACCAAAGTTTAAAGGATTACTATAATACAGCATCTGATATGACTCACCATTATCTGTATAGCCACCATACTTAAATATCCCGTCCTTCCTACCGAAATAAATAGACTTGTCAGCTAACACAGTCATGCTTCTTGGATTAATACCCGACCAAGTAGTTACTCTGTTTGCCCCGTCAGGTAATGCTTGTTTCATATCAAAACAATATACTGTCTGGCTGTCTGATAAAGAAAGTAAGTAAAAGGCTTCATCTGCACTATATAAAGATTTAATAGGATTAGTTTGTTGATTGACAATCTGCATTAACTCACTACGCACATTGTTGCTTATGTCTCGCATAGGCATTGACTTTTCTTGTATAGTACGACCAAAGCTACGTACACCGTTATCAGACAAAAACAGAATGTCTGTACCTGTGTGCTGTACTGAGTCTCTAGCAATACAACCTACGCCTTCTACAGTATCTGCCAGTTTTATTGAGGTAATAGTCTCTGCATTTGAATAAACAACAATACATCTTTTGCAGAATATAATTAAAAAACCATTGTGTGCCGCTAATGCTACAATTTCATCGTCACCATTAGGCAACACGTCAAGCAAGTTTAAAGTACCTGCACCTTCAGAGTTCCAGTTATGACCGCTGAGTAAACCACTAAAGTGTACTGTCTTTTTATCGCCTACAATATCAGCTACCCAGAGTCTACCATAGGCGGCTAATACTTCATTACCCGAAGGTGCTGTTCCTGTTGCATGAGAATGGTCTGCTACTGCTTCTAAAGTTCCATCTCCCGCAGTGCCACCTTCGTCTGTATATAGTAAAGGTGCGTGACCTCTTTGAAAAAAGTACGTATGATTATTAAAGTCTACAATCTTCCAGTTATTTGCGTTTATAGTATAACCGCTAGGAGTTTTGTCAGTCAACGCATTATTAGCACCTAGTTTAAATATTTTATTATTACCCGCGGCAAATACTACTTTATCGCCACTAGCATCTACAGACTCGTGTACTGCTTCTATTCCCAAACTAGTACCCAACACTGCGTTATTTGTAGATACCGCTGTATAACCCTTACGCGAGCCTACACGCCCAGAAGAATCAATAATACAGTTACTAGCGGTAGCCGCAAAAGATTGGTCAAGGGACAGCGGGGAATCTTCACTGTTTATGCCCGCAAATCCTGGGGCTTGTACTGTAATGTTTTGTAATTGTTGTGCCATTAGCAAGGTGTCCATACAGTTTCAGAAGGAAATCTAGCGGCATCAAATGCTACTGCATCTGCTAACGTAGTGTCCGCTAAAGAGAATAACTCTTGTGCTGAAGTACCGCCTGTCTCTCCACGCTCACGGGCGGCTAAGGCTACTGCGTACTGTACTACTGGTGATGAAGGTACAACTAGTTTATCTGCATCAAGAGTAAACGGGTCTCCTCTATCAACAATGTTAAAACGTAACGTATACGCTTGGTCAGGTTTAGGATATAAGTCAACTAAGGCATTGCCGTTAGCGTCCACACCATTCCAAGAGTAGTACTCAGGTGAACCTTTGATAGGCTCTTGTACTAGGTATGCGTTGTTCATCCAAGAGGAACTAGCAGAACGCATAAAGAAGTTTGACGTATCGTTAATAACGTCCAGTATCTTAAAAGAGTTGTTAGTGCCTGTCATGCTATAACTAAACTGATTATTAACAGTAGTCACTGTAATTGTACTTCTAAGTGCTGACCAGTCCCAAGCATCCTCTACGATACGTCTAGCATCGTTGACAAACTCTCCCACCAGTTTTACATAAGAATCAGTTGAGTTTTCAATAGTAGAAACTTCGTCTTCTCGTAGTCTACGTAGTACGCTATTTACTAGTTGTAAGTAAGTCATTATCCATACCTTCTTAGGTTCATAAGAGGAGTAAGCATTTCCTCTTCATTTACTTTTATTTCTGTGTTAAATTTAAACAATTCGTTGTCAAACAGACTTTCTACTTGAGTGCGTTTTTTAGCTATAGGTTGTTCTTGTACTTCTAAAGAAGGTAATAAACTATCATAATCAATTAAATCATCAAGCAACCTTCCTCCATCTTTTAATACATCTTCAAAGTCAGATAAAACATCTGAACCTGTTTGTAGCATAGGGTCTACTACCTCTGAACCGAAAGTATCTATTGCATCATCAATAGGGTCTATAAATGTATCATCAAACTCACGACCTGCTTCTTGTAAAGTATCAATACCTTCTTGTGCTATATCTACTACTTGTTCTGCGCCCTCTTTAACAGGCTGTAATACAGTGTCATCTATTGTTCTACCACCTTCTAGTATTACATCTTCAACAGCAGATAAAGCATCTGAGCCTGTTTGTAACGCAGGGTCTACCACTGTTTCACCAAAAGTATCTAATGCATCATCAGCAATGTCAACTAAAGGTTCAAACGTATCAGCAGTTAAATCTACAGCCCCTTCAATTAAATCGCCTATCGGTTCAACAACAGGTTCAATAATGTCACCTGCCGTTTGAAGAACCGCTGTTAGACCATCCCAAAATTCATCACTAGTATCAAACAAAGACCAATCAGGATTATCAATATCAAAATCAACATTACTTAACGCTTCACCTGTTGCTGATTTTATAAACTCATCTTTACCGCTATCCCCTCGGAAAACCGCTGTTGTGGTATCAAAGATAACATTTTGTACACCTTCGGGTAGTGTAGCTATGTCTATACCTAATCCACCGTATAAGTCAGTTATTCCTTCGTTGATTTCTGCTGTAGTAGCTTCGGTTACGTTGTTTAAAAGATATGCTTTACCACCTGCAATTAAAGCGTGTTCAAGGTCACCGCCTTGAATTAAAGTGTTTACAGTGTTTATAATTGGAGCAAACTGCGGAAACGCAAAAGAAGCTACAGTAGCTACTACGTTTACTATAGGAGTAATGTTTTGTTCAAACTGGCTTTGTTTAGGGGGAGGTGCTACTTGATATAGTGAATACCCACCAAGTTCATTACCCGCGGAAGTAAAGTGGCTATGACCAAGTCTTGACAAAGATAATAAGTTACCTCCACCGCCTTCTTCTTGTTCGTTTTCAAACCACTGTAAAGCTGTTCCTGTATTAATATATACTTTGTCGTGTTCAATACGCTCGTGACCTACTTCTTGATATAGAGGCATATCGTTTTGAACTAAGTAGTCCTTCATACTTAACGCTTGGAATCGGGCGGCTTCTATTATAGCCGCATTTCCTGAATCGCCAAATATAAACTTATTGTCAATCTGCGGGTTAGCAAAATCCATTGCACCGCGTTCTATAGCATCACGAAGTTTAT